CGCGCCTTACAGGTGCAGCACCAAAGTCTAATATTGAGGCTCAGTACGCCCCTCAAGTCTTAGGTGAGTATTCACCTTATGCGATGCCGTTTCAATTTGCTTACGTCGGTCGCACTGAGGCTATGGGAGTCCCGGCACTAGCTCGTTGCCGTAACCTACTGGCTGGCACAATCGGCACGATCCCTCTCGAGCTCTATAAGAAATCAACAGGCGAAGAATTGGGCAAGCCTCTCTGGCTTGAACAACCTTCATACCATCAGCCACGTTCAGTGACGATTGCATACACAGTTGATTCACTACTATTTTATGGTCAGGCATTTTGGCAAGTAGTTGAGACTTATCAAGAAGATGGTCGTCCATCTCGTTTTGAGTGGATTGCTAACAGTCGCGTAACCGCAACACTTGATCGTGACAATGTCTACGTCAAGTCTTACGCCATCGATGGCGAGACAGTTCCAATGGACGGCCTCGGATCACTTATTACATTTCAATCACTAAGCGATGGCATTCTCAATACTGGCGTCTCTACAATTCGCGCAGCTTTAGACATTCAAAAGGCTTCCGTAGTTGCAGCAGCGACCCCAATGCCTACGGGATACCTTAAGAACACAGGCGCAGACCTACCTCCAGCAGAAGTGCAGGGATTGCTTGCAGCGTTTAAGAATGCACGCCTTAATCGTTCTACGGCTTATCTGACTTCTACTCTTCAATACGAGACAGTTGGATATAGCCCTAAAGACATGATGTACAACGAGGCAATCCAGAATCTTGCAACCGAGATCGCTCGTCTTTGCAACGTCCCACCTTATTACGTCTCAGCAGACCAGAACACTACGATGACTTACGCCAACGTAACAGATGAGCGTCGCCAGTTCTTGACTTTATCCTTGCAGCCATTTATTTCGGCCATCGAAGATCGTCTATCAATGGATGACATTACAGCTCGTGGCAACATCGTGAAGTTCGACATCGACAAAAATTATCTCCGCACTGATCCACTCGTGGAGTTATCAATCATCCGTGAATTGCTTGATCTCCAGTTGATCACTCAAGAGCAGGCCATGGAGATGACAGACCTAACACCTAACGGAAGCGAAGGCATGCAATGAAAGAGATGCTCACATTCTCAGCAGAACTTACGGCAGATGCGTCCGAGCGCACTATCTCTGGCAAGATTGTCCCCTTTAACGGCGAAGTAGGAAACACCTCCGCCGGGGCAGTAGTCTTTGAGCGCGGAGCGATTAACATAGCTGATTCAAGCAAAGTGAAGCTCCTTTTAGAGCACGATCCAAAGCAGCCAATCGGCCGCGCTCAATTCTTCAATGAGACTGAAGACGGCATTTATGCATCGTTCAAAATCTCTAAATCATCCCGTGGCACCGATGCACTTATCGAGGCATCGGAAGAACTTCGCACTGGTCTATCAGTCGGAGTTATGGTTAATGCAGCAAAGCCTAAGAATGGCGTTCTGTATGTATCGAGTGCAGACCTCCTCGAAGTAAGTTTAGTGCAGGCAGCAGCATTTAAATCTGCAGCCGTCACTGATATCGCGGCATCTGAAGATGAAGCCGTTGAAGAAACCCTACCAACAGAAAGCGAGACAGCCACCGTGGAAGAAACCACTTCAGCAGTCGAAGCAACACCTACAGTTGAGGCTGCCGCAGTTGAAGCTGCTCGCCCTGCTGTAACAGCAATGGCTTACACAAAGCCAAGAATCGAAGTAACCGCTGCAAAGTATGCAGAGAACTCAATTCGCGCAGCACTTGGCGATGAGTCAGCACGTCAATACATCGCAGCAGCAGACAACACAACAGACAACGCTGGACTTGTTCCAACACGTCAATTGTCAGAAATCATCAACCCACTTGGAACAACAATCCGCCCATCAATCGATGCAATCTCACGCGGCGTTCTTCCAGATGCAGGTATGACTTTCGAGATCCCAAAGATCACACAGATGCCAACAGTCGGCGAAGTTGCAGAAGATGCAGCATTCACAGAGCAAGATCAGAACGCAGCCTTCTTGTCAGTTTCAGTCAAGAAGTACGCAGGACAGCAGACATTCTCTGTTGAATTGCTTGATCGCACATCTCCTGCATTCTTTGATGAGCTTGTTCGCAACATGGCAGCAGCTTACGCAAAGGCAACAAACGCAGCAGTAAACGCTGCACTTATCTCAGGTGCAACAGCAGATGCGACAACAACAGTAACTTACCCAACAGCAGCAGAACTCCTCGGAATCGTTGCTCGCGGATCAGCTTCTGTCTATGCAGCTACAGCAGGACTTCCAAACCCATTTGCTCGCAACATGGTCGTATCAACAGGACAATGGTCTAACATCATGTCACTTAACGATGCAGGACGTCCAATCTACACAGCCTCACAGCCAATGAACGCAGGCGGACAAGTTGCGCCTACATCACTCACAGGCAACGTTGCCGGACTCAACCTTTACGTTGATCCTACAAACGCAGGCGATGGCGATGGAACAATCCTTATCGTGAACCCAGATGCGTACACATGGTATGAGAGCCCTACCTACCGCCTACGCGCTGAATCAACAGCAGCAGGACAGGTAACAATCGGCTACTACGGCTTCGGCGCAATTGCGACCAAGGTCGGAGCAGGCGCATTTAAGAACAACAAGGCGTAAGCCACCCCTAAGTCGCTGGCGGCGGAGTGCCCTTCTCCGCCGCCAGTCTTTAGAAAGGATTAGCATGGCACTCACAACAGTTGCAGAGCTTCGCACCGCCCTAGGCGTTGGCACTCTCTACGCTGATGCAGTTCTGCAGCAAGTCTGCGACGCTGCTGATAACGTCCTGCTGCCTTTCATCTGGAATAACATTTTTTTTAATATTGCCCATGAATCAACCGCGACCACCGCGAAACTTTATTTTGCAGAGAACATTAAAGAACATTTCTATGTCGGTCAGACAGTCGTGGTAACAGGCAACGAGTCACATCTCAACGGCAGCAAGACACTGACAGAAGTCGGCGATCACACGATCGGTTATAACATCAATAACGGCGTAGTCCAGCCTAAGCATTTTCTAAACCCTTACGGCTCAGTCAATGCTGGAACCGCACTCGATCCTGCAACAGTGCCAGCCATTCAAGAAGCTGCTCTTATGATTTCAATTGATATCTGGCAGTCACGCCAAGCCCCATCAAGCGGCGGAGTCACCATCGATGGCTATCAGCCAAGTCCTTATCGCATGGGTAACACACTCCTTGCGAGAGTCCGTGGCCTCCTGGCTCCCTACCTTGATCCGAGATCGATGGTGGGCTAATGGCCGCCATATCAACACTTCGCGCAGGACTTGCTTCAGCTTTAGTCGATAACACTAAGTGGTCAGTATTCTCATTCCCACCATCTACGCCTATTTCTAACAGCGTCATTATTTCACCAGCAGACCCTTACATTTCACCATCTAACGGATGGCACGCAACTATCTCGCCAATGGCGCACTTTACTATTTCTGTCATGGTTCCCTTGCTCGACAATGAAGGTAACCTTAACGGAATGGAAGATAACATCGTGCGAGTCTTTAACTTGCTCGCTGCATCTTCATACACCTATAACGTCACAGAGGTATCCGCCCCGGCGGTCTTAAGTGCCGCATCTGGTGATTTACTAACCTGCAATATCAATGTATCCGTACTTACGAGTTGGAGTTAAACCATGACCGAATTGGCACAATGGGAAAAAGAACAAGAAGCATTCCTGATCAAAATCGGTCAGGTAAAACCAGCGGCTGCGAAGCCACTTAACAAGAAAGACGAGGAATAAACCGTGTCAGTATATCTAAGCAACGGAGTAGTTCTAACTGTCAACGCGGTTGATCTCTCTAGCCTAGTAACAAGCGTTACACTAAACCGCACCTTCGATGAGCTTGAAGTTACAGCAATGGGCGACAGCGGACATAAGTTCGTTAAAGGCCTTGAGGCATCTTCAATCACAATCGACTTTCTCAATGATGAAGCAACATCTAAGACACTTCAGACATTGAACGCAGTCCTAGGAACTAACACAACAGTTACACTTAAGCAGACTTCTGCTGCAACATCAGCGACTAACCCTCTTTACACAATGACTTGCCTAGTCAACAACATCACACCAATCAATGGTGCAGTTGGCGACCTTTCAACACAGTCAGTAACTTGGAACGTCTCTGGTACAGTAGTCGTAACAACCGCATAATCTAACTAAACAAAGGGGCACAGCATGGCGAAGTTAATAGTCACAATGGCAGACAACAGCGTTACCGAGATCGAGATCACACCTCGCCTCGAATACGCGTTCGAGCTATATGCTAAAAAGGGATTTCACAAAGCGTTCCGCGATGATGAAAAGCAGTCAGATGTGTATTGGCTTGCATGGGAAGGCCTTCGACTTAGTGGAGTCACAGTCAAGCCATTCGGTTCAGATTTTCTCGATACCCTAAAGAGTGTCGAGGTTGCAGAGTCTGACCCTTTGGCCTAGGCAGGGATAGCATCCACTATCTCATCGCTCGCTTGAGCATTGAGACGGCTATCCCTCCACAATCTTTAATAGATTTAGATCCATCGATGCTACAGATGATTCTGAAAGCGTTGAAAGACCGAGCAGAGGAGCAGAAGAATGCCTACAGAGCTAAAAGGCGCTAGTGCGCTTCGTAAAGCTCTGAAGCAATTTTCGCCTGATCTCGACAAAGAGACTCGTGAGGAGATGGTCGGGTTCTTAAAGCCTGTCGTAAAGAAGGCTAGAGGATTTCTGCCATCTAACTCAGAAGCTCCATCTGGATTCGTTAAGCATGAAGTAAAGACGGCTAAATTCCCAATGTACGATGCAGCCGAGGCACGTCGAGGGATCGGTTACAAATTGACACCGACTAAGCCTAATCGCCAAGGTTGGGTGCAGACTGTATCGATCCATAACAAGACAGCAGCAGGCGCAATCGTTGAAACCGCAGGCCGCAAGTCTGGAATGACTGGCAACTTTTCACCTAGATTTCAAGGCACATTCGCAGGCAGTCGTAAGATGCAAGGCCGCGCAATGTTTAAGGCTTATAACCAAGATCAAGGCAAAGCCAAGGCTGGAGTAATCAAGGCACTCGAAAAGGCTGCCGCAAAGTTTAACGCGAGAGGTAATAATGGCTGAGTTACGCATCCCGATTATCGGTGAATTCAAGGGTAAGAAAGCCTTCAAGGACGCCGACAATAGTGTTAAAGGTTTAAGTAAATCTTTTAAGAAACTGGCAGGCATTGCAGGAATTGGTCTTACTACGGCTGCGATTGTTAACTTTGGCAAGAAGGCTGCAAGCGCATTTATTGCGGATGAAAAGGCAGCCTCACAGCTTGCGGTTTCAGTCAAGAATCTTGGTCTAGCCTTCGAGACTCCAGCCATTGAAGCCTTTATATCTAATTTATCAAAAGCCGCTGGCGTTGCCGATGATGTTCTTCGACCATCGATGCAGAAGTTATTGCAGACCACTGGCTCGGTTGCTAAGTCTCAAGAATTACTTACTCAAGCCTTAGATATCTCACGCGGTTCTGGCGTTGATTTTGACACAGTAGTTAATGACCTGACTATGGCTTACGTTGGACAGACTCGCGGTCTTCGCAAGTATTCGCTAGGACTGTCACAAGCTGAATTAAAGACGATGAAGTTCTCAGATGTACAAGAAAAACTTAATAAACAATTTTCTGGTGCGAACGCGGCTTACCTTGAGACCTACGCTGGCAGAATGGGATTACTCAGCACAGCGGCAGGCGAGGCTTCAGAGATCATTGGTAAAGGTTTAATTGATGCCTTAATGATTTTGTCTGGTGATACTACAGTCGAAGAATTAGCCGGAACCATGGAGACCCTTGCTACAAATACAGCAAATGTAATCACTGAATTGGCAAGACTTGGAAAGGCCGTCGGCAATTTTGCGACTGAAAGTTACGGCAAAGTAGATAATTTTGCAGATGACATTACTGATTTTATGGATCGCCTTTTCGGATTCGAGGAGCGCATACCAATACGAAACCGCGCACGCATGGGCGGTTATCCATCATCTGCATTAGGTGGGGTTTTTGTAGATTCCAATGCTGAAGCGCGCAAGAAAGCAGAAGCGGCAGCAGCCAAGCGCGCTAAAGAATTAGCAGCACTACAAAAGAAAACTCTCGACACACAGAAAAAGTCTCTAGCCTTGCAGAAGGCATCAAAGACTCTTAAC